ATCCCTTTAGGTAAATTATCAAGGTCACGTGGGCGGTTGTCTGGGAAGTAGATTTCCATCTTGATTTCAACCGCACTTTCAAAAGGATCGAACTTAGAACAAACCTCAGTAGCAATGCGTTTAAATTCCCTTCCCGCTTTTGATATGTAATGCTTACCTTGTCTTGTGTGCTTCCAGTAGTGGTTCACGCTCGGCGGGTACGGCAGACAGATTTCAAGCCAATCACTCATAGTTTTCCCTCGCTGATTAAGACATCTTGAGTGCGAAACACGCCTTCCGCATGAGCTAACCGAACAAATTCATTGCCTAATTTTCGTGTTCTACGATCGCACTCATCATGACAAGCAGAACAAGCCCATGCGCCACGTTTATCATTCGGTTTTCGCCCTCCCCCATCATCCATACGATAATGAGCAAGCACTGTAGTCTCGGGGTTAAAATTACAAATGCCGGGCAAACGAACCATACATTCACGCCCCTTGGCTTCTTTCCGATAGTCTATTTTCCCCATATTTTTACCTCTAAAATTGACCGCACTTTTGAACTGTAAACTATTGGTTGACGATTGCGGCTCAACCGCCAAACCCTATTAACTGATTAATCTTGTTATCCAGTGCCACTTCGTCTTCATAGATATTACAAAGCGTTTCGTTCCAGATGACGCCATACACCGTTTTATACACATCGTTGAATCGTTCCTGGCTCATATTCGCGAATGAGATTGACCAACGCTCTTTAACGGTTCCGCCGTCTTGTGCCGGTTTGATGTCGTAAAATCCCACTTTTTTCATCACATGATCGAGATACGATTCAAGGGTTTTCATTCCCTCATAATCCAATTTTGATTCACGATTCAACCGCACTTTTGCCAGCACGCTATCTGCTATTGGTTTAGTTACGTTCTGATACAGATTTTCATCGTTGGCCGCTACTGCGATTTCTCTTGCGACCGCCTGCGCTATCCATTCTTCCGCTTGGGTCAGCACGCTAAATTCAGGCTGCCAATATTCAAAACCTGCATCGAGTAGCGCGAAAAACTTCTTGTGATGTTGGTAATTCCGATTGTTACCGATGGGTGTAATTTTTACCGCACTTCCAACCGGCAACCCCTTGAGTAAATTGCGGTCGTAGTCTGTTTCCGCTACAACCGCACCATTCGCATATTTAACCGCGTGGATTACCGTTTTTTTCTGCTTTTGGCTCGCCATTCGAGTTCACCTAAATCATCGATGTGGACATGACGGATAACTTGCCCCATATTGCGGTGACGCGGGTCAAATATCGCTAAGTGATTACCACGGCAAACATCAGTCCATAACCCCGTTTGAGGACTTAAAAACTTAATGCGGCCACCAACAATAAAACGGATTTCTGTCGCTTTTTGAGTGATTAAGGAAAACCATTCCGTGCTAATGTCAACCGGTAACAACATAACCACTAAGCAGTTGTAATTTTCGAACAACTCGACAGAGCGCTTGATAAAACTTAATGGATCGCTAAACGGCGGATTGATAAAAATGCGCTCGTTTTGCAGTGGGTAAGTTAAGTAATCCATTTCAGGCGTTACATATCGCTCAAGTTTTGCGTTGTGCGGTAGTGCAGCGCCATCAATCGTGAAACCAAATTCGGCATGAACCGGGTTAAATAGTGAAAGTGATGTTGGATAGGTATCCTTATCAAATTTTTGCTCTGTCATTTATGCAATCCCCATAATCTCTTTAATTTTTGCCACACCGTTTTTTGATACTTCTGGCGGGATAACTTTTTGCTTTTGCTCTAGCAACTCTGGAATTTGAGGAAATTCAAATCCAGTGCGAGCTTTATCAACTACTTCGACAAGGATTTTCGGCATAGCCTTTTGGCAATCTTCCCATTTCTTCTTGCTGTAACCGTCATAAATGGTTTTAAGCAAATAATATTCAGCCTTTGAGCGGAATTTGAAATTGTGAGGTTCTTTTGCGTAACCAAAGTATTTTTGAATTCTTGATGACAATTCTTCGGGCGTTGGCAAGCCTAATTCGTGGTAATTTTCAAACTCGCACCAAGCAATGAATTGACCTACACTCGGGAAAAATGGGCTTTCGGATTTTGCAGCCAAATCCAATCCTCTTTTTAGGGATTGAGGATTAACTACGCCCGCCTTGAATAACTCTTCGAGCCAAACTTGCTTTGTTTCGTTATACTCAGCTTCACTGGCAAACGCCTGCTTCCACGCTGGAAAAATTGATTTTAATCGGATAAACATTCGATCAATCAAACGAACGGCATTATCTGGGATATTGGATTTTTTAACCGCACTTCCCTCGGCTTGCATTTGGGTAATGTTTGTCATCTCAATTCCTCCGGTATCAAGTTAGGGTCGATATTTAATTTTCTGCCTACAGCCCAAGATCCATCATCAGCAAAGGAGCTTGTTTTTCTGGTGTTTGCAGCCATTGCTATGTCGTCATCACGCCAATTCCAGCTCGCGCTAAATCCGCGCCAGTTACGCTCAATAGCGATTGTGATTGCGTCAGAAAGCGATATCCCAGCCTTGGCAGCTTCTCGTTGAAAGCCTTTAAGTGCAGTCTCAGTAATCGGTGCGTTCTTGGCTTTTCGGAGTTTAAGAAAATCTTCAGCAAGCTGACCAACGATTCCAAATTCAGCAAGCAAATCCGATTCGCTTTTTTTGGTATTTTTTTTATTATTATTTTGTATAGTGTTTTTATTGTTATTTTGTGTGTGAACTTTTTTCACCAGATCTGATGAACTTTTTTCACCAGTTTGTGAAAAATTTTCACCAGTTTTATCTGATGAACTTTTTTCACCAGTTTGTGAAATCTCAAACGCTTTCACTGAATAAGTATTCAATTTGCGTTCACCACCTGAACGCTCAAGTAATCCCATTTCAACAAGTGATTCACAAGCAGTTATAACCGAACGATTACTAAGCCCCGTAACTTCCATAAACTGACTAACAGAAATGCTATCTGATTCTTTATTCCACCCCTTTGTTTTGCGAACTACAAACAAGTAACATTTAAGCTCTGCGCAAGTGAGCTTTGCCAGTAATTCGTCAATGACGGAATTGGGAATTTGAAACGCATTAGGAATAAATTTACTCATCACGCCGCCACCTTCTCTTGTATAAATTTGCCGTTCCACGTTGCTTTCATCGGCAACAACCCTTTTGCGTACCATTCATAGAGTTTTGCAGCGCCTTTTTTAAGTAACGTTGGCTTGTATTTGATAATCGGATCGCAACCATGCGGGGTAAACTCATTAGCTTCTTCGGTCATATACACATCACGGGCATAAGACGTTACGCGCCATTCACCGCGCTGGTCTCTGTAAAGCCAGTTCTTTTTCTGTAAAAATGCGTTGATTTGCGTTGAATTTACGCCGTTCAGACCTTTTACGAATTGAGGTGCGGTCATTCCCGCTCGGAAGTAATTGCTCATCGCTTCAATGCAATCGGCTTGCTGTTTGTTTTCTAGTTTCAAAACCTCTTCTCGTTCAACAGATTCCGCTAACTCACGCAATGCTGCGGCGTAGTTTTGTGGTAAAAGTGCGGTTGGATTTTGATGGTTTTTGATTAACTCATCGATTTTAAGATCACACCAAACAGCAAAATCAGCACTTAACCATCGGGCGAAATTAACTGCCAATTTAGGGTGTAACCAAGTCCCCTGAATGGCGCCACCTTGTCTCACGACAACCAAATCATTAGCCGTTAGGATAATATTCCCAACGCTTAAATTTTGAGCTAAGGCGTTGATGTAATCTTGAGTCTGTGCGGTTTTAAGATAATCCTTAACGAATTTATCAAAGTGTTTTGCGATACTTGTTGCGTCCAGGAAATTTTTCTCATCAAATGAAACATCAATATTTTTGTAAAAGAATTTTTGGATTTTCATGATTCACGCCTCTTAATTCAACGTCTTAGCATATTCACGAATAACGCCGTCTCTATCTTCAAACCACTCGCCGACAGTTCGATATTCGGCAAATTTTTTGTGAAGTTCTGATTCAAGGTCTGAATCAATCAGAGCCAAAACCTCAAAGATCGATCCCGCTTGCATTTGAAGAGTTCGTATTCTGCTTTTAGGCGATATACTTTTTCCTATCTTGATAAGTTGCGAGGTTGGGTTAAATACAATATAAGTTTTTGTAGTTTTAGAATTTCTGTTATCAGTGCTAGGGGTTGAAATTAGAATTAACTCAATCCAAATGTGGTATAACTCTTTATTACAAACACTGAATGATTTTGACAAAAACTCGTTATACTTAAACCAGTCGGTAGCATGTGCCGCAATTGATCTAAGTAAATCTATTGAATCAGCTAATTTAATTGATTTGGCAATGTCGCTATCCTCAATTGCTTTAAAACAAAGGGAATGGATAGACATAGTTTCTTCATTAAGCTTCGCTAATAAACATAGAGCAACGTTTAGTGTCGCACTTTCACCCAATTCACCATTAAGCGCCTTTTCCATATATTCACTTCTCAATAAATCAGGGAGTGAATAATTAGTAAGCTCCGCAATCTCTCGACTACTCATCGTCAAAGTGCTTGCGTTTTGTGTTGAGATGTTTAATAATTGCTCCATCTTTTGAAAACTCCTTGTGAGTGTAATTAACCACGGTTGCCGCCGTGGTTTTTTATTGCCGTTTATTTAGCGAGATTACGCACTCTATTGAGTGTTGTGTCGCCGCT